TGACCCCGCAATCGCAGGCGACGCTGGAAGCGCAGCAGCAGGTGGAGCGCCGCCTGGCCGAGCTGGGCCTGCAGGGCGTTAGCACCGCCGAACGGACGCTCTCGACCCCGTTCCAGACCAGCACGGGCGAGCTGAACACCGTGTTCGACCTGTCGGGCCTGCCGCGCGCCCCGATCAACGCCGGGATGACCGCGCAGGAAGCGATCATGGCGAGGCTGGAGCCCCAGATCCAACGGTCGCGCGCGCAGTTGGAGACGCAGCTTGCCAATCAGGGGCTGGCGCGCGGCGGCGAGGCCTACAATGCGGCAATCCGCGAACAGCAGCAGCAGGAGAACGACCTGCGCTCGCAGGCGGCGCTGCAGGGCATCGGCCTCGACACGCAGGCCCGCGCGCAGGCGGCGGCGGAGCAGCAGGCGGCAATGGGCTTCGAGAATCAGGCGCGCGCGCAGGCGCTGCAGCGCGAGCTGGCGCTGCGGTCGGTTCCGCTGAACGAGATCATCGGCCTGATGGGCGGCTCGCAGATCCAGATGCCGCAGTTTGGCGCGTATCAGGGCCAGCAGATCGCGCCCGCCCCGATCTTTGGCGCGGCGCAGGCGGCCGGGCAGAACGCCATGCAGCAGTATGGCATCCAGCAGGCCGGGCTGAACGCGCAGATGGGCGGATTGGCATCGCTGCTGGGCACTGGCGCGCGAATTGGCGCTGGCCTGTATACGGGCCGCGGCCTCTTCTGATAGGAGCCCATTCCAATGGCCGTTTCCTTCAATCTGCCCGATCCCTACGAGGCCCAGAAGGCCGACATCGCTCGGCGGCAGAAGTACGCACAGGCGCTGGAGCAGCAGGCGTTTCAGCCGGTAGAGACCTACTCCTATCAAGGCATCCAGGCCCCAATTCCGGCGACCGCGGCGTTGGCGAAAGTCCTTGCTGGCCTTGGCGCGGGATATTTCGAGGGCCAGGCGGCTCGCGAGCAGCGCGAGCTGCGCGAGGGCGACATCAAGAAAAGCCAGGAGTTCTCCGCGGCTCTGCAGGCTGCGAAAACGCCGGAGGAGCGCGAGGCCTTGACGCTGCAGGCGTTGGGTGGCGGCAGCGGTCAGCGCGCGCAGATGATCGCCGGCCCGATGCTGCAGATGACCGAGCGGAGAGCGGAGGCCGAGCGCACGAGGCAGGCCAGGGCAGAGGAGGCTGCGCTTAACCGCGAGGCTCGCGCGGATTTGGCGCGGTCTCAGCAGGAAAACGCAAGGCTCATCGCCGGAATGGCGCAGGGCGCGCGCGCGGACATCGCTGCTGGGCAGCGGGCCACCGCAGAAGAGGGGCTGCGCCTGCGCGCGGAGGATCTGGAGCGTCGTCGTCTGATTGACGCGCGCCGCGCAGCGGAACTGACCGCGCCGGAACAGCGCGAGCTGTTTGCCGCGCTCGATCAATCGGACGCGGCCAAGTACTCGGTGTCGGCGCTCCGCGAGGCGCGCGCCCTCAGCGACAAGTTCGGCGGTGGCCGGGCTGGAACGGCTCTCTCGTTTATCGAGAGGGAGGCTGCGTCAATCGTCGGCGTTTCGCCATCCGAAAGCGCCAAAGCGACCGAGATGTTCAACAACATCGTCGGCACCGAAACGCTGAGCAAGTTGAGAGATACGTTTGGCAGCAACCCGACCAACGCGGAACGCGAGGTCCTGACCAAGTTGCAGGCCTCGTCCCGCGAAGAGCGCAGCGTCCGCAACGCCCTTCTGGATCGGGCCATCAAACTGGCGGAAGAGCGCGAGAAGTCTTCCGCTGCGCGGGCGGAGCAGATCCGCACCCGCGAGTATCGTCAGCCCGGCGCTCGGCCATCCGCACCCGTCGCTCCCAGCGCGCCAACGGCTCCCGCCGCTCCGGCGGCCGCACCGGGCGCTCCTGCGGCTCCTGGCGCGGCCCCCCGGCGCGTCGTGGTGGATTACTGACCATGCCCTACGAGATCACGACGAAGGACGGGATCACGATCCAGAACATCCCGGATCACATCCCCGCAGATGCGCCGGAGCTGCGCGAGCGCGTTGCCCGCATTCGCGCGCAGGGGGCGTCTCCGGCCGGTGGAGAGTCTCAGCCGCCCGCCCCTGCTCCGCAGGCAGCGCCGCAGCAGGCTCCGCAGGCGCCTACACCGCGCACGACGGCGGAGCAGCTGGGCCTTGGCACCAGAGCCGTCCTATCTGGCACCCTTGCGCCGATTTACGACATCGCGGCTATTCCGCAGAACCTGTTGTCGAACATTCCCGGCTTGGGGTTTCTGCGCGTCGATTCCGGCGGCCTAATGACCAATTTGGGGCTTCCAGAGCCACGCGACGCTGGCGAACGTCTCATGGGAGCGGGGATCTCTGGCGCCGCCGGGGCTATCACCCCCATGGGCATTGGAAGGGCGGTCCAGACAATGGCCGCGCCCGCCGCGCAGCGCCTTGCACAGGTGCTGCAGGCTGCTCCGGCACAGCAGGTCGCGATGGGCGCGACCGGCGGCCTGGGCTCGCAGGTCGCGCAGGAAGCAGTTGGCGAGGAAGCAGGACCGGTAGCCAAGGGCGTCGCCGGAATAGCGGGCGGGCTGGCCGGTGGCGCAATCCCCGCCGCGACCGCCGGCCTTGCGCGCCGCACCTTCGGAACGGTTGCGCCGGCGCCAGGAGTTCCGACTGCCGAAGAGACCAAAATGGCAGCGCGCCGCGCTTACAAGAGCGCCGAGGAATCCGGCGTAATCTTCACGCCGGGCGCTGCCAAGCGTCTGCGCGAAGACATCGTCGAGCAGCTGTCTGATTTCGGCTACAACCCCGGCAACCAGCCCGGCACCGCAAATGTGCTGAAGGAAATCGATCGCATTCAAGACAACGTCTTCGCGTTCAAGGAACTTGAGAACATCAGAAAGCAGGCGATCAAGGTCGGCGGTCCGATGAACGAGTCCGACCGCGCTGCTGCTCGTAAGATTGTCAACGCCATTGATGATCTCGTGCAGTCTCCGCGCGTAGGCACGTCGATTTTTGACCATGACGTGATTGCTGGCCCGGTAGCGCAAGCTGCTGGCATCAAGGCCGATGTGCAAACTGCGGCAAAGCAGATCACGGAAGCCAGGTCAGCTTGGTCGCGCTTGATGAAGCACGAAGAAGTTTCCGACGCAATCGAGAGGGCGAAAGCAAACGCGGCGTCTGCCGGTTCTGGCGCCAATCTCGAAAACACCATGCGCCAGGCGTTGAAGTCTGTGATGCTGAACAAGGAAGCCACGCGCAACTTCACGCCAGATGAGATGAAGGCTTTGAAGCGTGCGGTTGAAGGCGACCTGATTCAGAACACTTTGCGTCTCTTCGGCAAAGCTGCGCCAACTGGTGTTGTGAGCGGCATTCTAAGCGGTGGAGGCGGCGCCGCAGTTCTTGGCCCCGCTGGCGCAGTTGCGGTTCCGGCTGCGGGTTATTTGTCAAAGCGCGCCGCCGATCAGATGGAGCGCGAAAAAGCGCAACGCCTTCTTGATCTCATCCTCTCCGGTGGTCGCGCGGCAAATCTGCCGCCCGCCTCGACGCCGCGTGGCAACATCCCGGCGCTTATCAACATCCTGCAGCAAGGGGTCTCCCCATGAGCTTCAACGGCTCCGGCACCTTCCAGATCAACACCGCGGGCCAGCCGGTCGTCGCGGGCACCGTCATCACGGCCACGGCCTTCAACGCCCTGACCGCTGACCTCGCCACCGGCCTCTCGACCTGCATCACCAAGGACGGCCAGACCACGGCGACCGCCAACATCCCGATGGGCGGCAACAAGCTGACCGGCCTCGGGGCTGGCACCGCAGCAAACGACAGCGCGCGCCTCTCGCAGGTCCAGGGCGGCGTTGTCTCCCTGCTTGGCGTCACTGGCATTGACACCATCGCCGCCGCTGCGTCGCCGCAGCTCACGGCATACGCCACCGGGCAGATGTTCTGGTTCGTCGCGGCAGGAACCAACACCGGAGCGACGACGCTTAACATCGACGCCCTCGGCGCAAAAAACATCACGCGAGGCACGGCGGCGCTTGCGGCCGGCGACATCGTTAACGGCGCAATCGCGCTGGTGGTCTACGACGGCACGCAATTCCAGCTTCTGTCGATCACGCGCTCGATCCAGACCACCGGCACCATCGCCTCTGCGGCCACAATTAACATCGGCGCGGCAAACGCCGAATACCTCGCCGTCAGCGGCACGACGACGATCACCGCCTTTGATACGGTCACTGCGGGCATCTACCGGGTTCTCAAGTTCGACGACGTCCTGACGCTGACCTACAACGCCACGTCGCTGATCCTGCCCGGCACGGCCAGCATCACGACGGCGGCTGGCGACACGGCGGGCTTCGTTTCGCTCGGCTCGGGGAACTGGCGCTGCGAGTGGTATCAGCGCGCCAATGGTGCGCCGGTAGGGGTGGTGCCGATCGCCAATGGCGGCACCGGCAGCACGACGGCTTCGGCCGCACGCACGGCGCTCGCCGTTCCCGGCTTGGCGGATGTGAATTCGTTCACCGCCGGCAACCGGGGCGCCGTGTCTGCCCTGACAGATGCGGCGACAATCACGGCCGACTTCGCTGTGGCGAACAACTTCTCGCTGACGATCGGCGGAGCTCGCACCCTTGCGAACCCGTCGAACCAGACCGCGGGCCAGTCGGGCGCAATCGTCATCACGCAGGACGGCACCGGCGGCCGCACGCTGGCTTACGGTTCAAACTGGAAGTTCCCTGGCGGAACCACTCCAACCCTGACGACGACTGCCAGCGCCGTCGACGTCCTGGCCTATTACGTCGAGAGCGCGAGCCGCATCACCGCCACGATGCTCAACGACGTGAAGTGACGCTATGATCGTCCCCGGCTCCGTCAATCCGTTGCTGCTGGCAACCGGCGGCTATGAGGTTCCCTATTCGCTGCGCTTTCGCGCTGCCAATAGCGCGTACATGAATCGCACTCCTGCAAGCGCAGGAAACCGAAAGACCGCCACAATTTCCATCTGGTTCAAGCGTGGAAATATCAGTTCTGCAATGGACCCGCTGGGCGTTGCATCTGGCAATACCGAGGCCATCCGGTTCAATGCGGGAAACACGCTGATGATCCGGTTTGGCAATCTGGACAGCACTACTAACGCGGTTTTCCGAGATCCAAGTGGCTGGGGACATCTAGTCGTCGCTCGGGATACGACGCAAGCAACCAGCACGAACAGGCTTTTGGCGTGGTGGAATGGTGTTGCGCTTACGTTTTCGTCGTATTCGGTGCCAGCCCAGAATGCAGACACGGATCTGTTCAATAACGTAGTGCATAACCTTGGCGCATCGTCTGGACCCGGCAACATCTACGACGGCTACATGGCCGAGGTGAACTTCATCGACGGCCAAGCCTTGACGCCCAGCAGCTTTGGCCAGACCGACAGCGCAACCGGCGTGTGGGTTCCGAAGAAGTACTCTGGCACCTACGGCACCAACGGCTTCTATCTGAAGTTCGCGGATGCCTCTGCCGCCACCGCAACCGCCATCGGCAAGGACAGCAGCGGAAACGCAAACAACTTCACGCCTAGCGGCATCTCGGTGACGAGCGGCACGACGTACGACCAGATGACGGACACGCCGACGAACAACTACTGCGTCCTCAATCCTGTAGACAAAAATGCCAATCTTGCATTGTCCAATGCAAATCTAACCGCAATACCGTCAAGCACGGCTGACTATTGGCTTGGTCGCGCCACGATGGCATTTCCGGCTACGGGTAAATGGTATTGGGAGTTGACCCTTAACAACACTCCATACCTTTATCAGGCGGGCATTTATTCTGGCAACAGACCAAACAGCGGTGCCACATCTGCTACAGGTAATGAATATCAAGTAGCGTGGGGGACTGCTTATACTTACATTCAATTTCAATCGAACAATGCAGCATTTGCCGCGTGGGGCACCAACACAAACCCAACCAATGGCGATGTTCTGATGTTTGCTGTTGACGCTGACAACTCGACGATGTGGGTTGGCAGGAACGGCACTTGGTACAATACAAGCGGAACGGCAAACCCCGCGACAAATACAGATCCGAGATTTTCGTCAATTCCGTCTGGGATGTTTCCCGGCGTGAACTTGCCAAATCCGGCTTCTGGTGGCGTCACAATGAACTTCGGCCAGCGCGCCTTCTCCTACACGCCGCCCAGCGGATTCAAGGCGCTGAACACCCAGAACCTCCCGACGCCCTCGATCAAGAAGGGCAGCCTCTACATGGACGCGACCCTCCGCACGGGCACGAGTGCGACGGCTTCGGTGTCCTCTCTCGGGTTCCAGCCGGATCTGGTGTGGATCAAGAGCCGCAGCGCAGCTACGGACCACGGCCTCTACGATGCGGTGCGTGGCGTCCAGAAGCAGCTTGAGAGCAACACCACTACCGGTGAAACGACAGAGACCACGGGCCTCACGGCGTTCAACAGCAACGGCTACACGGTTGGCTCTCTGGCTCAGCTCAACACCAACACCGCCACCTATGTGGACTGGGCTTGGAAGGAAGGCGTGACGCCGGGCTTCGATATCGTGACGTATGTCGGCAACGGCACTAACCGCACGATTTCCCACAATCTTGGTGCGGTGCCGCACTTCATCATCGTCAAGAACCGCACGACCTCGCCACGCGCGTGGACCGTCTACCACCGAAACGCGAACGCTTCTCCCGCTTCGGGCGCATTGTATCTCAACCTCACCGATGCGTTTGCGGCGGATTCGACCAACTGGAACAACACTTTGCCGACGAGCAGCGTGTTCAGCGTCGGCACCGCCGACCGAGTTAACCAGAACACCGACAACCTCGTTGCCTACCTCTGGTCCGAGATCGAAGGCTTCTCCAAGATCGGCAGCTACACCGGCAACGGCTCGACGGATGGACCGTTCGTGTGGTGCGGGTTCCGGCCTCGGTACGTCCTCATAAAGAGCACGGGTGTAGAGAACTGGTCGGTGCAGGATTCTGCGCGCAATCCGTACAACGTGGTGGACGCACGGCTGAAGCCAAACAGCCTTGATGCCGAAGGCGTTGGGTCGGCGCAGAACGTCGATTTCCTTTCCAACGGGTTCAAGCTCAGAAACACGGACACGGAAAAGAACGGCAGCGGCACCACCTACATCTTCGCCGCATTTGCCGAAAACCCCTTCAAATATGCGAGGGCACGATGAAGTTTTCTCTTCCTGACGGTCAGACCGTCCGCATCGACCAGGAGTTCGAGATGGATGGCGTGCGCTATCCGTCGAACTGGTTGAGGCTGATGACCCCAACCAAGCGCACGGAATTTGGCGCGGTTGAGCTGCCGGAGCCGCCGGAGCAGGTCACGCCCTACATCCCGACGCCCCTTGACGAGATCCGCAACCTAGAGGCCCAAATCACGCCGCGCCGGTTGCGCGAGGCCGTTCTTACGCCGGAGGGCAAGGCATGGCTTGAGGGCATCGACGCACAGATCGCGGCCCTGCGGCCCGTAAAACCAGCTGATGGAGGCGCGCCGTGAACGAGCACGCGAAGAACGCCATCGACGCAGCGTCTTTTGGAACGGCTGTCGCCACCGTGGCCGGATGGCTGCCTTCTGTCGCGGCGATCTTCACGATCGTCTGGACCGGCATCCGCATTTACGAGACCAAGACGATCCAGCACCTCGTCGAGCGGTTTCGGAAGTCCGTTGGATGAACGATGGAAGCATTGGAGGCCGTTCTTAAGCTCTGGCCGCTTGCCATCGGGTTCATCACGCTCGTGATCGTGCTCGCCAAGCTCGACCAGCGCGTCTTGGTCATCGAGGAGAAGGTCAAGGCGTTGTTCGACCTCTGGAACAAGAAGGGATGACCATGGACCTGCTCAAGATCGTCGGTGCGGTAGCGCCAACCCTTGCGACCGCCATCGGCGGGCCGCTCGGCGGCATGGCGATGCAGGTCGTCTCCAGCGTGCTGGGGCTTCCAACCGACAGCAGCGAGAAGGACGTCGAAAAGGCGCTAAAGCAAGCAACGCCGGAGCAGCTTCTCGCGCTCAAGCAGGCGGACAACGACTTCGCAGTCCGCATGAAGGAACTCGACATCGACCTTGAGCGCATTGCCGCGTCTGACCGCGACAGCGCCAGGCGGCGCGAAGCACAGGTTCGCGACTGGATGCCGCGCGTGCTGGCGTTCGTCGTCGTGGCCGGGTTCATGGCGACGGTGTTTCTCGTCCTGCTTGGCTATGTCGACGGGATGAAAGACCCCCTCATGGCGACGACGGTCGGAACCCTGATCGGCTTTGTCAGCGCCAAATGCGAGCAGGTCGTGGCCTACTACTTCGGCTCCAGCAGCTCGTCGCAGCAGAAGACCCAGCTCCTGGCCGGAGGGCAGAAATGAGCGAGGGCAACTGGCCGGCGGCGCTCGCAGCCGTCCTTCGGCACGAGGGACTGTGGTCGGACCATCCGGCAGATCCCGGAGGCGCGACCATGAAGGGCATTACGCTTGCCACCTTCCGCGAAGCGCGCGGCGCCGATCGAACGAAAGAGGATCTTCGCGCCATTAGCGACGCAGATGTCTCCGACATCTACCGCAAACGCTACTGGAACGCGGTACGCGGCGACCAGCTGCCGGCGGGTGTCGACCTCTGCGTGTTTGATCTGGCCGTGAACAGCGGCCCCGGTCGCGCGGTTCGCCTGCTCCAGCAGGCGCTGGGCGTCAATGCCGATGGATCGATTGGTCCCAAGACGCTCGCGGCCGCCCATGATGCTGATGCCTTGACGGTGATTGGCCAGATCTGCGATTTGCGGCTGGCGTTCCTTCGATCCCTGCCAACCTGGCCGACCTTCGGCAAGGGCTGGTGGGCGCGCGTCGAGAACGTCAGGAAGGAAGCGTCCTCGCTCGCGCGTCATCCTTCGCAGGAATAGACCGCCTCCGACCTGCGCAGTTTGCGCCACTCCAGCTTGGTCGTGAACGAGGCGTCGCGGAACAGCACCCGGTTGGTCGGCTGGATCGTCAGGCGGCCGTGCTGCGTCCGCATGAACATGAACTCCTTCGCTTGCGCCGGAGCATGCGTGTAGGCGTCGTTCACCGGGATTGCGGTGAAGAGGTAGTCCGCGGCGAGCTCGTCATCGGCCGCCCGCACGATGCCGTCGAGGCCGTCGAGGTAGTCGTAGACATGCAGCGAGAACTGCGAGCCGTAGCAGTCCCATGTCTGCGCGTCCTTGATCGTCCAGAGCGGCGGGTCGTCGCAGAACGCCAGCGCGTGGGGCGGGAGATCGCGGTAGACCGCCCCGCACTCAAGCAGCACCGTGCAGCCCCACGCGCGGCCGGGATGGCTGTGCAGGCCGAACCAGACCGCTGGCAGCCATTCGTCGGCGTCGTAGCCGAGGAACGCGCCGTTGACAGAGACGTACTGATGGCGCGGCAGGCTGCCGCTGGCGGTGAAGAGCGTCATCGCAACGCCATCGTGATCGTGATGGCCCACAAGGCGACGTAGCTCGTGACCGCGACGACGGCGGCGATGGTGTGGAGGCTCATGGCTTGAACTCCTCATGCAGGCGTTCCAGCCCGACCGGGCGCTTCTCGTCCCGGTCGAACGCGAGAACATCGAGCTTCTGCATGGCCTGACGCACGAAGTGGCACATGTCGGCAGAGCCGTTCATGTGGAATTTCCCAGTCTTCATCGCAGCGCCAAGCGTGGTCAGAAACTCGCGTGCAGCGGTCTTCAGCGCGTCTCGTTCGGCGCGGAGGCGCTCGATCTCGTCGGCGGCATCGGCGGCAATTGTCATGTCCCCATGCTCGTATCGCGCCATGGCGCGAAGGTGTCTGACCAGTTCGATGGTGTCGTCGCTCATGGCTTGGCCTCCAGCGCAACACGCGCAATCAAATGCGGGCACTTACCGTCTTTGGCCCATTCGGAAGCGCACTCGCGGATAGACGAGCAAGCGCAAGCGGACTCTTGCAGCGCCTCGCGCAGCCGCTCGAT